CTGGGCCTGACTGATAGCAACTGACATGAGACTGACTCCGTGAGTGATACTTTGTTAGTATAGAATGCCTGAGCGATATTGTCAATCTTCCAATCAGTATTTATAAGAAAGACTGATAATTTTGCGTTGTCAATCCCTGGAAAAACTTATGAGCGCCCCCTTGACATTTCTGCGAGTGTGTGATAGACTGCGGGCAAAGATCACTACTCCTAGACACATTTAATTGAGAATAAAAAGACCCTCTAAGTAACTACGGAGACCCTCTGAATACCCCCCTGAGTACATCACTAGAAGATATTCTCAAGAACGATACAAACAACTCATATACATTTAAAATACCTTTTTTAATATAAAAAAAGCATAATCTTGTATATATGGGTACAAAAAAGGGGAGATTTTATGCCCCCCTTAGTGTACTATCAGAACAGCAGATCTGCAATCTCGTTAATGGTTTTCTCGCTCTCAATATCAGCAACGATAACATCGAGGATTTGAAGAATCTCATCTCCGGTGTTACCAACTTTGAGCATACCAAGTGCAGTTGAACGAGTCATTTTGAGAAAAGAAAGTGTTAGTTTAGTTGGTCAAATCTGGGACTTACCGATGCAACGCTAACGTGCCCAGAGTGTTACTTAAGTGAAGTAATTATAGAAGGGAAAGTGTGAGTAACCCCTCTATGATTACATCAGGCAAAGATGTAACCGTTGTCGAAATCACGGGTCACTTTGTTGTCACGAATATACCACTGAAAGTCCTTCTGAAAGACACCATCAGTGACTGCATTACAGAAGCGGTCGATGAGTGCATTCAGACGGCTTTTGGTGGTAGTAGTCTGCCAACCGCCATCAAAGATTTGGAGATAATCATCACCAATCTCAGCAATTTTGTTGCCGTGAAGGCGAACAATAGAGACACCATTTTCTTCGTTGTAGTGAACAGAAGTATTAGCAGATTGCCAGTTTTTGTTGTTAGCAACTGCGTCATTCATTTGCTGTTCGATCTTACGCATGAGAAGTGAGGTTAGTGAAGTGAATGGGGCGTTGTCCCCCATGCATCTAATATACACGGATCAGCGGGTCATGGGGGGATTAGTGGACACCTTGCTGGCTGGCACAATAGTTGTTGTAAAGAACCCCCTCTAACATATATGCTTGAGATTCTCTCTCATCATCGTCAATCAGCCCTTGCTCATTTTGCACAACATGGACAAGTTCGTGGAGAATAGTTTTAACGTGCTCCTCTTTTGTGAGGGCGTTGTGAACTTGGACAAATTGCTCTTCACCATTAACCTCAGTAAATCCGAGGGCGTTGTCATCTCGTAGGTTAGTAGCAAAAATTTCTACGTCGCTCGAAATCTCGTAGCTCTCGGTAAAGAACTCATAGACCTTGTGAGTAATATCGAAGAATTGAGAATCACCAGAAACAAATAACATTTTAGGAAAGGAGAATGACTTGGTATTCTTTATAATCAGGGTAGTGTTTTTCTACCCATTTGCATAACTTTGTGTTCTGTGCTTTTATCCCTTTGTGTGTTTTAGGGCGGGTTGGCATATCCTTTAGGAATGACAAATGTCCTCCCTCTGTTGTTACCTGAATCGAATAAGTTGCTGTTGTTGTGTTCAAAGGTTGTTGATAGTGCGTTGGATGGATTCGTTTCGCTCTTTGATGATTTGAGTCATGTTGCTATCTAACAACTCAATACCAAGATTAGCACCGAGGATAACAAACAAAGCAAGGAAGAAAAGTCTCATCAGAAGTGTGATTCAGAAGTGTCAAGTTTGTCGGACCATTCTGCTATCTTATCATAGCATTTTTTGTAATCAACAAACTCAGGAGAAAACTCATCAAGAAAGTGAAAACAATAGTTGATGCGATTCTCGGGGATTGAAAGATGCTTTTGTGTTTTTTTGTTCATACCAGTATAATGGCACAGAATCAGGGGATTTTCAACCGATACTGTGCCACTTCTACAACTGGTTTTTTAGGCTTCACTTTCCTCCAATAATTGTGGGTAATACTCTTCTACTTCTGCAATCAATTCATCAACAGAATACTTATCATAACTCTCACTCATGTTATCATAAAGAATGGCCATCATAGTTTTGATGTCCATGTCATCCAAGATCTGGTTAATCATCGCATCTTGGAGTTGATCGCGGTCGATGATGTTGTCAGTCATTTGAGTCATGAGAAAATGAAGATAGGTTTTGATAAGTGACATTTAGCAAGCCATTCCCATCGCAGAATTGAACAACTGAGGGAGCATAGATTCGTCGGTTACTTGATAACCATAACCATGAGTGCGGGAATCAAACTCATACTGAAAGTCTTTTTTGTTGATGTAACGTTTGGATTGAGTTTTGCCCATGAAAGTAACAACTTTGAGCATCAGACGATTGTGAATCTCACCCGTTGCAAATTTGACGGGGTAGAAGTCAACAACCATGTTTCCGTCCTTTGAAGTGAGTTGCATGAGGTGAAATCCTTTGACTCTTTAACTATACATGAAAACAGCGACCACACAACCGCTTGTGTGCCAGTTCTAGAACTGGTTTATTTGTTTCCCCAATACCACAAAATTACTCCTATAAGTGTGATTGGGATGATAAACATCCAATACTCAATAATCAACCACAGAACAAATAAGACAGCGAATAAACCTAACATTCCGCCTACATCTGTCCCACTGTTACTCCACGAAGATGATGAAGATTGTGATGAATTTGTATCATCATCGTCATCATCATTACTCCATGAGGATGTTTCTCCTACGATAGGATTACATCCGATAATCTTTACCGTGGGATTTCTTGCTTGTGCAGTTGCCTTCGCATCTTGGTAGTCGTTTGCATAAACTTCCTCAGTAAATACTGATCCACCTTGATAAAGCTTGACTTCCCATTTCATGATGTTAAACTCCAATCGAGTTTGTTGATCATTTGGTTACAAGTTTGGCATCCTAATGCACTCCAGGCAAAGTGATAAACTGTTGTAACTGAATTACACTTAGGGCAGACGATTTGCCTGCCTGTTTTAGGTGCTCTTGTGGATTTAGTTACGTTCACCAGATGTTAGTCCAACGAGTGTGATTTGCTTTAGAAAGTCTTCCTTCTTTCAGCATGTTGTCGCATACTCTGCAAAAGACTTGAAACTTTTCTTCCCTTGTTAGTGTGTCTGCTCCCTCGCAATTTTTCATCACGTTGAGCATTTGTGCTTTGGATTTGATCATAACGAATGACGGTAAGTTTGTTCAGTTGTTGTTGCAGGTCGGGAAAAAAGTCATCCATCAGAGATACAGGAAAGAACCGTAAGGATCACAAATGTGAGGATTATCTGCCAGCTGAGTGATCAAATAGCGGACACCTTTTGCGGGTGCTTTGTAACTAGCAGGTTTGTAACATTCGCCGGTATTCTTATCAACAAACATCCAGCAAGAATTGCCATTAAGTCTCTCGCCACCGCTGACAAGGTAAGACCAAACTTTGATATATTTGCGACCAACTTCCATCTCAAGTTGAGTGTAAACAGAGCGATTGTTTTCAAGGGAAAGAACTTTCCACTCATTATTACAAACTTCGATGAGTGCTTCAGTCAGAAATTGTGGTTTGGTTTGAGTGACGATCATGGTGCAATTCCTTTGACACTGTTAATATACACGGAATTGATGCCCGTGGGGAGAAAAGTAGACACTAGGTCAACTGGCACAAGAGAACTTGCTATTGTTAAAGTTTGCATGAGAGAATTGCTCTCGGTTGACTAACTTAAACATGCCGTAATCGTTGGTACGAACATAACCTTCACCGCCACACTGTTTGTTGCCGATGTATGCTTTAGGGCCGTTATTACGGCAAAGGAAAAGCATATCTTCCTTGATAGATTTGATGAGGAACCAGTAACTAATCAAACGAGAGTTGTCAAATGTTTCGGGTACAACTTCGCGACCTTCACGAATACAACGGTTAAGATCAATCTTAAGTTTCTCTGCCTCAAGTGGATCGGCAAATGTTACCAACTGGGCCATTTGACGGGCGAAACCAACAATCTCATCGAAATCTTCATCAATCTGCCATGCACTAGGTTTCACGAATTTACACGACTCAGTATCATCGAAGTCGAAAGAATCTTCGATGACATAAGCATCTTTCAGTTCACCATCAGTTGCATAGAAAGTATGAGGAGCGATGATGATATTTTGTTCGATTATTTCAGAAAAGATATAAGTGATCGTATTGGGGCAAAAAGTATCATCATCACCGTACCCAATAAAATCACCTTGAACAATCCCGTCGAAACTAGGAAGGCAATCAAAACAGTGGTGTAGTATATCAGCAACAGCCCCAGAATGGTTCCGATCAATATCATCATGCGTTTCATTTATCTTGATGATTTTTTTGTTGAATACAGATTTTGTGCCGACAAAAAAGTTCTTTGTCTGAGGATTTGTGCCCCAAACGATAGCAGGAGCACCGTCAATCTTCACGGAAAGTTCACTCTCAGCGAGGAACCAATCAAGGACAGAAAGATCACCCGAAAGGATAGAATCTTCGGGGTGTTGGAGATGAGTGTTTTTCATACCAGTATAATGGCACAGGATGGGGCAGAAATCAAGCGGGTGTGTGCAGGTTGTTCAACTGTCCCACATGTCGTCAAGTTGTTGCAATACTTGATCTTTACTGATTCCAGTGGTCTTTGCGATATATTTTGCAGACAGAATCATGCCTGCAATATCATCACCAAGCATCCCCATCGCACGGTTGCAATTATCACACAACCACCCACGATGTTGTAGAGTTTCGTGACAGTGATCGAAGACTAACTTTGCCTTTGTTGGATCATTCTTTTTAGCACCAGGATCGCGTCCACAACGATCACAACAAGCACCAACATTTGGCACTGGTGGTTTACCTGCAAGTTTGTAAGCTTCGTTCTTACCTTTACCTGCTTCTCTTGTGCATTTCTTACACTCAGGACGGAAATACTTGTCTCCACCAGTGTTAGTGGATTGATTGCGTCCAAAAAATTCCTCAGTCAGCGGATGCACAGCACCACACTTAGAACATTTGCGGGTTTCGACAGCAATCATGGTGAAATCCTTTGACACTGTTAATATACACGGAATTGACTCCCATGGGGAGAATGGTGGACAGTTTGACCAACTGTCTACCTGCAATCAAGATTAAAAGAAACTATCACCTTATCCTCATCAGTGTTATTAGGTGGAGATGAATGAGGAATTGATGCGTCAAATAAAACTAAATCACCTTCAGAAATGTCCAATTTAATTCTTTGATTATTAACTCTAAATTCAGTAGAAATATTCTTATCTTTTAACTTTAGATAATAAACAGCAGAGAGATGACAATCCTCTTTTTTATGTGTGTGAAAATCATGATATGATCCACTATTTTTCAAATAAATTTGATACCAAATACAATTCATCTTGAAATTATTGTTTATGTGATTTTTCAAGATAGGTTCGATATTCTTATGATATAGTTTTACTAATTCATCATCATAACAATTAAGAAAAAAATTTGTTTTAGACACACCTCCAATTCTTGCAGTATGTTGATCATTTTTTAGAACATAGCGTAAAAATTTATCCTTAATAGTTGTCTTAACATTTTTAATTACATGAATCGAAATCATCCCCAGTTTTCCATCCATTCATCTAAAGTATAACCGTCACCAGTGCAAGTTTCTTCTACTAACTCTTCCATAGAGTAGTTTTGAAGTTCCTCACGATATTCTTGGGTAGTTTGATCATTTTCAGGATCAAAATCATCATGACAGAGATAATCCCACTCTGCACATAATGCGTTGATAATATCTGCTCTTGTATAATTCATCGACGAATCTCACTGATAGCGGGTTGACCTTGATTGAACACGACATCAACAACTGCCTGAACTTTGCGGGCAGTGCTGATACCAACCGTGTCATATGTAGGAATACAAACAAGACCAAAAGTTTTCTCAGTGCCACCCAAACGAATCACACGACCAATAGATTGACTGATGCCAATATAATCCATGTTACGCATGAAGATAACTGCCTCAAGTCCACTGACGTTGATACCCTCGGACAGAATAGAGTGGTGGATGACTACAAACTTCTTAGTGCCATCTTTGCCCCAAGTGTTCAACGTGTTGAAGAACTCTTCACGATCAACTTTCTTGCCGTCGATGATTGCACCAGTCTTAGATGTGATCGTCATCCAAGAATAGCCACGCTGATACAACTCAGCACAGAAGTCAGACTGAGAGATAAGACCCACAATCTGCTTGGTTGTACGAGCACAGATCAAAGTCTTGCTGATGTTGTTATCATCGATAGTTTCCAGCAAGTTGTCAGCATCCTCTGCATACATGACCTTACGACCTTTAATCAAAGGCAGTTGCTTCACTACAACTTTGGGAGGAAGAATGTAACCACCTTCAACCAACTCAGGAGCAGGAATGTTGGCAAGAACTTGACCATAAACAGACCAATTCATGCCTGGTTTTTTAGGTGTAAGGCTATGCTTAGGAGTAGCAGTATAGAAGTAGCAACGATCAGCATTTTCTGCAAAGAACTCAGTAGCAGGGAAGAAGTTACGCTTGACGCTGTTATGTGCCTCGTCAAAATAGATATTGTTCACCTCAATATCTGCCTCCATGATGCGATGGAGCGAATTGTATGTGGTGAAGATGATAACATTCTCACCCATAGTGCGAGCACAACTAGCATAAAGGTGAATCTTTTCTGCTTTAGTTGTACTGACGTGATGCGTTTCACCACTGTGAACGTGCATCACATGCAGATAAGGATCGCTGTTGTTAGGATCAATCACCTCCATAAATTCGCTGCACAGTTGTTCTGCCAGCAGAATACGCGGAGCAACAACAACAGTCGTCACACCATTACTACAACGATCCATGGAAGCTTGAGCATCCATGATCATCGTCAAAGTCTTGCCACCACCAGTGGGCACAATCACCTGACCTTTATTGTAATCACAAAGGCGATTGATGATGCGTTCCTGATGAGGGCGAAGGGTGATTGTCATCCGTGTTCCGTTGATGTGGCTAATATAAAGCACAGAGACCCCACTAGGAGCGCCTCTGTGCCACTTGTTCAATCGTCTTGGTCTTCTTGTACCTCTTCAACCTTTTTAGTCACCTTGGGACCAACTTGCACGCGACTGGTTTCATAGAACCACCGAACACGTTCACGACGAGCTTGAACCAGCATATCATATTGATCCTGCTGATCTTTAGTGAAGGTGAAATTTTGTTGCCGCCACTTATCACGAAGTTCATTAAGATGTGGCAGGACGTTGACAGTGGAAGTAGGAAAGTTCATATCAGACGGTGTACTTATCTTGGGCAAATTCGTCACACTTGATGAAATACTCATCGCCATTTTCTTTCATCTCAAGTTCCTCACAATCAGCAATCAAATTCATAAGAGTTTCTTTGTCTTGCTCGAATTGTTCCAGGGTGTAACTCATGTCGTTCATTTGTTTGACTCTGTTAATATACACGGGATTGGTGGTCTGTGGGAGATTAGTGGACAGTAATCTGAGTGTCCACTGCTTTCAAAGTTTCCTTTACATGTTGCTCCCAAAATATAGCATCTTCAATTTTAAGGAAGGTTGCTGTATGTTTGGCATAGCCTTTCTTCTTTGGTTTGAGATAATTTACTCGGTACATCATTCCAGTGGCGAATCACTCCAGATACGATAAAAGCGTTAGTGACCATGTAACTAACAAAAATACTGGTGCGTATGATAGCAACGTAATTATCATAAAGTTCTGTTTTATCATCACTAAAGCTCCCTAACGAATACTTCCATATCCTCCAAAGTTTTACCATATCTGTTCTTTCTAGTATGAACATACTCTAATTCATTCCAATTCCAAGGAAAACAACAAATAAGAGTGTGAATATATTTGTGCTTCTGTTCACGGGTATATTCACAGTTGGGTTTAGGTTTTACTCCAATCTCTATTGTAATATAATAATTTGGATCCTTGAAATATACCCATCCCTCTATGTCACCCCAACGAACATAATCATCAACCTGTGGATCATCCATAAAGTGCAGCCTCCAACGGATTGAGGTTTAACTGCATAGCAGTATAAGCACGGGTATTAGAAATGTCTACCTGATTTCCGTGCTTGGTGGAGTTAATAGGCGCATGATAACACTTCTTTGTTCTGCTGTAGAAACCCCAGATTGACCTTGGTGGTGTATCAGTATAAGAGAACACACCATGGTTGAGAATCCAAATAGCAAGCATATTTTTTCGATGCTCTGTAACTTCATAAGAGAAACCTTTTGGTGGTTCATGAATAAAATCAGGGGGCAGTTCGAGTTGGTTCATCATCAATACAGATTGACTCATAGTCTGGATACATCGTAACAACAATATACTGTGCCAGTGCTTGTGTAGGTGCCACTACATAAACATCCACATTATAGATGAGTTGTTCATCGTTGTCACCACCTTGCATGGAAAGCTCAACATTTGCTTTCCACACATTTCCACTCTTGAGATGTTGATCCCAAGAGATTGTCATGTCAGGTTGCATCTTTCTTCACCTCTTTCTTTGGTTCATATGGGTGTTGAGGTTTATGTTCTCTGTCCATGGGTTTAGATCCAGTCAAATCTCTACGAGAATTGTTACTGATGATGATAAAAGCATCTTTGTTGTACTTGCGAACACCATAGGGTGTAGCCCACTTTTTGTTGTAGTCTTCACCCTGATGGATGCCACTAACAACAGTGCCACCAATCTCCACGACTACATCATCATAACAGTCCCACCCCAAAGTAGCAATCACATCAGACAATTTGCCCGATACAGTTTTCATAACTGCTGATGCTTTACGACTCGATGATACTTCTTCACTCATGTTGTAAATTCCTCAACGACTTGGGACTCAAGATCTTCTGAAAGCGCATAAGTACGCGACTTCAGAATGTTTTCACGGAGATTTCCATAGTATTGACTATTAAAATCACCGTTATCTGTGTTGGTGATGAGATCGAAACACTCATCATCATCCTCTGCAATTACATTCCAAATGCCACCATATTCACTAGAAGGAAATGGAATATAGTGGTCAACGATGTAGAAAAACTTGGTCATTTTCTCCGATGGATTACTCATAGATTATATCACGAACAGAAGAACTCTTCAAGATAGTAATCAACAGTAACCTCAAGCTCTGCTGCCTCAGATTCAATCATCTCCCAAAACTCTTGGGCAATTTGTTGTGCTTCAAGTTCGTTTTTCATACTGCAAGTGCTCCAGAAGGGATTTCAGTGATTTCGGGTTCTTTATTATTGAACGAATTCATATCATAGCACATCCAACCTGCACTGGTGAAGATATAGGAAAACTCTTCACCATCAGAGAGAAACTCTTCGCGGGTTTGATCATAACGGGGAGGGCAATTCTCACCACGTTGTGAATAGTATTGAGGACCATATTCTTCGGTCTCTTTAATCTCTTTCACATAAGGAGCAAGTTCTTTACCAGTCCAACGCTCATTTGTCCAGCAAGTTGACATATCACCACCATCAATCAGATCTGCTGCTTGTTCTTTAGTGGCATAGTGAGTGTTCAAGATGCGACCCAGCCACTGCGGATAACCATCCCAGTGGTGATAGGCAGAGAGAACAGAACCGTCTTTAAGTTCGATGCCGATGCGTGAGCGGGTTGCCATGAGTGGTTTTCCTTTGACTCTCTTAATATACACGAGATCGGAGTGGATGGTGTCAAAAGTGGACACTTCAACCACCGTCCACCTGGCACCCGATCATGCTACCTGCAACCATTCCACTAGGAATCGCCCAGATCCAGTTATCTTTCTTAGAAAGAACTCCACCTAATGCACCACCCAACAATCCACCAGCTACTGTACCTTCGACACAGGAATTGTTATCCACACGACCCATGTTGGGATGTGGGTCTTCATATCTAGGGAAAGAACGAGGAGTAGACTGAGGCATATAGATTCCTCCATTATGATTCTCGCAAGGGACTCGCACTCGTTTCTTATATGATCTCACATAACCAGGGCTACTCATAGTACCTGGCACATATTCTTCACGATATTCTTTTCGGAAGCACTTTTCTTGTTCAGCATATCCACCCCTTGACCTATATCCTGTTGCAGGACTAGCAAGTGCGGGAGCAGATGTTGCACCAATTAGCAATAACGCTGCTAAGAGTTTCATGGTTTTTGATTAACTGTTAATAATTTATACAAAAAAAGGGAGGATGTCAATCCCCCCTGTGCCACTCATCGATCTGTCACAGTATAAAATGCTCTGTCAGTCAAAGCATTAAGAACAAGAGAAAGATCCTTCATGAGATGATTCATTTCATACTGATGAATCTGCCAACGGATCTTAATGTCTTCCCAGTGATCTGCTGCGGACAGAAGAACTTCGGGACGATTGTTGTCGGTCATAGAGACTCGGTTGACTACCCACCTAATATGGCACAAAAAAAGGAGGGTCGCAACCCCCCTTGTGCCACTATTTTAATTGTCAGTCATCAAGAGGGCTACCAGTTCTCCATGGTGTTGGTTCCTGATTTCTTGCTTTCTGTACCAAATGTTCTGCAAATTCTTCCATTTTATCTGGATGAATTGCCCTAATATCATATTGATCTACCGCAATTTTCATCGACTCGATATGTTCTTGTTCGATTTTTTTGTTTTTGGGTAGGGTCATGGGCAATCTCCTGAATGTGTGAACATCCTAACATAGCATTTCACAATTAGTTAGTGATTTAATCTTTTCTTTCGGATTGCGTAACAGGTGTTAATGGTTCAATTTCTTCCATTTCCCACCACACATCTTCAAAATACTCAGAGTATGAATTGATAACATCCTCTGATTTCCAGAAGTCTTCCCAATCCTTTTCAGTTGCTTCTGTTACTCTTGCTCTTTCTTCCATGTTTTCCGAACCTTTTTCAATTCTTTAAGTTCTTCTTTAATCTGTTGGTATGCTTCCTCTGCGGAAATTTTACCACCCATTTCCATACATGTATATACTTCAACTCTTGTACCAAAGTGTTGAAGAGCTCTTTCAAATGTGTCTAGTTCTTCATACATGATCTTCAAAATATTTGTCAAGAACATCCAAACGTTCTTCTTCTTTAGCAATAAGATCTATTTGTTCTTGAATAGCAGCAAGAACATCAGGATGTTCACCAATACCAACAGGGTTATGCAGATATACTTCTACATTAACCCGTGCTTTGTCGATGTTACCTCTACACTGAGAACGCAGCGCGTCTAGTGTTTGCTTACGAAGATTACATGCCATCAATAAAGTTCCTCTTCTGCTTCAGCCTTGATTACACAATCACTGGTTGGATATGCAACACAGATCAGTGCAAATCCTGCTTCAATCTGATCATCATCCAAGAAAGATTGATCACTCTGGTCAACTGTACCTGACTCAATCTTTGCTGCACAGGATGAACAAGCACCTGCACGACATGAGTAAGGAAGATCTACACCTGCTTCTTCAGCTGCATCAAGAATGTATGAATCATCAGGGCACTCAATAATTTGCTCACCCTCAGAAGTTTTCAGTGTAATAGAATAAGTCATGTACCTTTGTTAAGTATGAATAGTATATATGATACTGATATTAGTGTCAAGTGGCAACTTCTTCTGTCTTTTTATTGAATCCAAACGGACCAACCTCACCTTTATCATATGCACGTCGTTTTTGTGCCATACTACACACAGTTTCCATCACCTTAATAGTGTCTTCAACTGTGCAGTTTTCAGGCATGTTACGATGCACGATGTCAAACAACGGAAAAAATTCCTTTGCAGCATCATTCACCTCATCGGGTGTCAACGGATCATAATCTTTCATTTACCAACTCCATAATCAGGGGCTTTCAACTCTAGTTCTGCAATAGTCTTATGAAGTTTCCTGAGTGCTTCTTTTGTTTCAGGTGTTTCTTCCCACTCCCAAGTTTCTTCACGACCTTTGCTGTCAGTTTTCTTAAACTCTTTTTTGGTCATAGTTTACCTGCAACTACACCAGAGTTTACTACAAAAGAATGATCTTGTAAAGTACCATCCTGCAAACACATAAGATGCCAACGTGACATATTAGTCACACCATCCTTAGTAGCACCAGTAAGAAAGTGTTGCCCTAATGGTTCTTTTAAGACAGATGTATAAAGGCCAAAACGGGTCTCTTTAACATAGAAAGCATCATCAATCCACACAACATCTTCAGGAATGTTCTGTTCGATTGTACCACCAAAAGAATCAGAAAGTTTAGGATTGTATTCCGTTGTTTTTGTTAGAGTCTGTGACATTTAGATTAGTAAGTTGACGTAAAATTTCATACTTGATGGGATTCAAGTGTTGATACATGTATGACTTATATGGATTATCTTCAAGTAATGCAACAAGGTTTTCTACTTGTTGATTTGCAAGTATAAGTCTTAACTTTGGATCTTTGATTTTTTTAGACACTTTGTACCTTTTGCAGAGCTAGTAGTGTTTCTAACGGAATCCACGCTGGATTTTCGTTTGCGAACTGTACCTGAACTTCTGTTATTACTTCCTCCAGATCTTTTCGAT